GCTCGCCTTTGCGGTCGGGGAGCTGAAGAAACTTTGCCACAACGTTCGAGGGTCCGCCCTGCACTCCAAGAGGTGGAGGAACGTGCCGTGCTGCATCCGGAAGGACGTAGTCGACACGCTCTGCCGCCTGGCAGTGCGCGAACCCGAGAACGGCTTCGCGTTCACTCGGCTCTCGAGGTCGCTGCCTGAGCCTCCCGCAAGGGAGTGCGTCAGGCACCTCCAGGCCGCCAAGTTGATCGCGAGCGCATCGTTTCCCACATCGGCTGCCGCCTTGGATTCTCTTCGGAGCTTCGTCGCACTCACGCCAGGCGTGAGCGGCAACGGAGTCCTCCGTCATCCAAGGCGGCTTCCCTCTTCCAGTTCGTCCTGTCTCGAGTGGCCTGCCACTCGGGGCGGGATCGACGGCTACCTGGAACACCTCGGTCACATGTGTGAGGAGGCTGGGGCGACCCAGTCCTCCTTCCACGCCTACGCTGGGGACTCTCTCGGCGGCTTCTGCTTGCGGAAGGCGTCGGTGGTCCTGCGGCCATGTACCGGGGTGTCTGCAGACCTCAGGAAATCGTATCGCTGTGCGGGGTTGCTGTACCTCAGGTCTCAGGGGAAACCCTTTGGCATGAAGGCAATCGCGCTCAGGGCTCCTGGCTACAAGGTTCGGGTGGTTGGTGTCCCCGACTGCTTGACCTTTGTAGAGGGGAGCTGGACTCGTTCGTCGTTGCGCTGGTTGGCTCCTGGTCACTGGCGTATTGACGGCGGGTCCCGTGTGATTCCCGGCGGAATGCATCAGAAGCGCGGGAGGCGATTCGCATCCCTGGACCTGTCCAAGGCCACGGATGGTCTCTCCCATGCTTCTGTCCGGGTAGTCATCGAAGGGCTCGCAGCTCGTGGTCTCATCCGTCCTGCAGATGTGACCATGTCGCTGCGGTCCCTCGGACTGGAACGAGGAGCGACCTGGAGCTTCCCCGACCTTGGTGACAGGATCGGGGAAGGGTCGTTCCTCAGAGGGAGTCCGATGGGCACACCTCTCTCCTTCGTTGTGCTCTCTTGGGTGAACGCCTGGGCCACCAGTGCGTTCGAGCGTTCGCTTACCCATGGGGACGATGCGGTCGGGCGCTACCGCCCAGTTCCTCACCCTGGGGTGAGCTCGCTGGACGTGTACGCCAGTCGTGTTGCCTCCGTTGGGGCGTCGCTCAACAGGTCCAAGACCTTTCTCGCCAACCACTCGTGGACGGCTTGCGAGATCCTGGCTTTGCCAAGAGAGTACTTGAAGGACGAAATGACTCTCTTCTTCCCCCCCTCCATCCCTCCACCAGCCCTTCGGGCACCGGTGGAGGCGGACCAGAGGCTCGAGAACCTCTGGTTGCGCAGGATGGAGCGGGTTATGAAGGCACGCTTCCCGTGGATCGTGAAGGATCCCCGCCTGCATCTTCCGGTGCAGGTGGGTGGCCTCGGATACACGGGCCGCGGTCTTGCCGTTGGGGTCTCCGTTCGACGACGCCTCGGTGCCCTGGTTCCAGGGGGCCGAGTGCCGTTATCGCGCAGGACCTCATTGGCAAGAAGCCATTTCGTGAGGTGGGCCTCTTCCCGCGTCCTCTCGTGCGGCAGGTGCGCGCTTCTTCGTACTGGAGGGCTGTTCGGGCAACCGAACAGTGGTTCCAGGGAAGCGGTGACACCCCCGTGCCTCTTGAGTCCTTGTTGTCCTTCAAGTCCTGTCTCATCGAAGATGAGATCAGGCTCGCCGAGGGAGACAAGTTCAAGAGGAAGAGAGTTGCGGGAAGACCAGACAGGACAAGTCGGTCTGCGGTGTTCCGGCGGTTGGGAGTGGCCCCTTGTCGTCCTCTCTCGAGGAGATGGGGGTGCTCCGCGCTCATCCGCTGGGCCAAGGTCTCTCGCGAGTCCTTGGTCACCGTTGACCAAGACATAGCCTCTGAGATTCGGGAAAGAATCCCAGATCCCTCGTAGCCCACTCAGGGCGGCGAGGGAATGGAGGCCCCGTAGCGCAAGCTGCAGG